AAAGCTGCAGGTATGCCTCTTATCTTTGAGTTAAGAGCAACAGGTATTCCTGTACAAGAATATACACCTAGTCGTGGTAATGATAAAATATCAAGAGTAAATGCTGTATCAGATTTATTTGCTTCAGGAGTTATATGGACACCTGAAACTAGATGGGCAGAAGAAACTATAGAACAGTTTGCTGGTTTTCCTAATATGGAACATGATGATTTAGTTGATAGCAGTACACAAGCATTATTAAGATTTAGGCAAGGTGGTTTTGTTCCTCTTGATTCAGATGAAGAAGATGAACCACTAGAACATAACAGAACAGCAGATTATTACTAGGAGACTATGGCTATAGAAAGACAATTTGTTCCAGCTACACCAGTTGATGGATTAGTAGAAATGGACCCAGAAGTAGAGGTTGAAACAACAGAAACCGAAGATGGTGGCATGATTGTTGATTTTGACCCAAATGCATCTCAAACTATGGATGCTGATTTTAATTCTAATCTGGTAGATTTTATTGATGAAGATGAACTTACCTCTATGGGTAATGAATTAATTAGTGCCTATCAGTCAGATAAAGATTCAAGGTCAGATTGGGAAGAAACCTATGTTAAAGGGTTAGACCAATTAGGATTAAAAATAGAAGAGAGAACTACACCTTGGGCAGGAGCTTGTGGTGTATTTCATCCTATGTTGAGTGAAGCTGTAATAAAGTTTCAATCACAAGCTATATCAGAGATATTTCCTGCTGCAGGTCCTGTAAGAACTAAAATAGTTGGCACTATAGATTCTGCAAAAGAAAAACAAAGTCAAAGAGTTCAAGATTATTTAAATTATCTTTTAACTTATGAAATGACTGAATACAGAAGTGAAACAGAAAAGATGTTATTTTCTTTACCACTTGCAGGTTCAGCATTTAGAAAAGTATATTTTGACCCAACATTAAATAGACCAAGCGGTATATTTGTACCTGCTGAAGATGTAGTAGTTAATTATGGTGCAAGTGATTTAGAAACTTGTGAAAGAGCTACTCATGTAATGAAAAAGTCATCTAATGATATAAGAAAGATGCAAGTTAATGGTTTTTATAGAGATATAGAATTACCTGATGCTACACCATCATCATCTGATATTACTAAAAAATATAATGAAATGACTGGTGAATCAGAGAGTTATGACTATGATACACGCCATACTATCTTAGAAATGCAGGTAGATTTAGACCTAAAAGGGTTTGAAGATAAAGATGCTAATGGTCAAGATACAGGTATAGCATTACCTTATGTTGTAACGATAGACCACCCTTCAGGCATTATTCTTAGTATTAGAAGAAACTATTATGAAGATGACCCTGCTAAATTAAGAAGGATGCACTTTGTTCATTATCAATATCTACCAGGACTGGGTTTTTATGGCTTTGGTTTAATACATATGATTGGTGGTTTAGCTAAATCAGCTACATCAATATTAAGACAATTAGTAGATGCAGGTACTTTAAGTAATTTACCTGGTGGTTTAAAAGCTAGAGGATTGCGTATAAAAGGAGACGATAGTCCTATTATGCCTGGTGAATTTAGAGATGTAGATGTTCCAGGTGGTGCTATTAGAGATAATATTACATTTTTGCCTTATAAAGAACCATCAGGAACTTTGTTTCAATTATTAGGTAATATAGTTGAAGAAGGTAAAAGGTTTGCCAGTATATCTGATATGAAAGTAGCTGATATGAATAGTCAAGCACCTGTAGGTACTACATTAGCATTATTAGAAAGAAACATGAAAGTTATGTCTGCTGTTCAAGCTAGACTTCATGCTTCTATGAAAAGAGAGTTTGAAATATTAGTTGGTGTAATAAAAGACTTTACTAACCCAACTTATCCATATGAAGTTCAAGAAGGACAACAAATAGCATTACAAGATTTTGATAATAGAATAGATATATTACCAGTATCAGACCCTAATGCTGCAACTATGGCACAAAGAATTATGCAGTATCAAGCAGCTATGCAGTTAGCACAACAAGCACCGCAACTGTATGACTTAGGTCAATTACATAGACAAATGCTTGAAGTTCTTGGTATCAAAGATGCTGAAACGATAGTACCACCACAAGAAGATGTACCACCAGTTGACCCAGTAACAGCAGTACAAAATATATTAAATGGTAAACCTGTACAAGCTTATGAGTTCCAAGACCATGAAGCTCATATACAAACATTAACTTCTGCACAACAAGACCCTAATGTTCAAGCAAAAGTACAACAAAGTCCAAATGCACAAGTTATACAAAGTGCTGGTTCTGATTATATTATGCAACATCTTGCATTACAGTTTAGAGACCAAGTTGAAAGAGAAATGGGTGTAGAGTTACCTCCAGTAGGAGAACCTTTACCTGCAGATGTAGAGAAGAGAATATCTACACTTGTAGCTGAAGCTGCACAAAGAGTAGCAACTACAAATGCTGCACAAGCAGAACAAGCTAGAATACAAGAACAAGCACAAGACCCATTAATACTTGCTAAACAAAAAGAACTTGAAATTAGAGAAAAACAAGTTGAAGGTAAGTTAAGAATTGATGAAAGTAAATTAGCAGTAGATGCAGCTAAAGCTGTAGCTAATAAAGAACTAGAAGAAAAAAGAATTGAAGCTCAACAAGAAACAACTGGTTTAAAAATGGGACAGCAAATTGCTAGTGATTTGCTAGATAGACAAGAAAGAGAAGAAAATCAAGTATTAAAAGATTACAAAACAGGTATTGACATTGGTAAAGATTTAGTTAATGATAGCAAATTGAATGAGTAATGATATAAATGAGCAATCACTATCTACTTACTTAACTAAAAAGTTAAGAGAAATGATGAATGAATGTTCAGACCATATCTCAACAGGAAGTTGTAAAGACTTTTCTGAATATAAAAGAATGACAGGAGTTATAGAAGGTTTAGCTCTTGCAGAGCGTGAAGTTCTTGATTGGAAAGAACGACACTTAAAAGAATAGGAACTCGACACCTTATGTCGTGCAAACATGGATAAAGATAAAAAAGTAAATATCCCAAAACCAGAAAGCGTTAAAAAGCCTGAGCCTACTGCTGAGGTTAAAAGCCAACTACCAATACCTAAAGGATGGAAAATACTTATTGCTATGCCTGAAGCTAAAGAAACTACAGATGGTGGCATTATCAAAGCTAGTCAAACTAGAGTTGATGAAGAAACATCAAATATTTGTGGTTATGTTTTAAAATTAGGTAAAGAAGCATATGTTGATAAAAAAAGGTTTCCAA